CCGAGATCACACCACTGTCGAGCGAGGCTCTTTGCAACCCTCAGACGCGTCCTACCAGTAAGGGTAACCTTGTTAGGTTCTCCTACTGGGGATTCCACGTCAAGGGAAGCAATCGCTTGGAGCCAAGCACGGCTTTCCCTCCTCAGGTTACCCTTGAGGAGCTGGTGCAAGCGCACTTCATCCGACTCCCATATTTCTACGGAAATCGGGCGAAGTTTCCAAAGAGAAGCTAGAAAATAGCCCTCTGTTTCGTCGTACCTGGTTTTACCAGGCTCTGTCACGCTTAAGTAATGGTATCCTTCGACACCATGACGAGCGCGAATGGGGGTTGCTTCATCGAAGTTTGCGATGAAACCACCATCTCCAAATCCATTAGGAATCCGAAGGCGTAAAGCCGACGGAACCTTCTGGACGAGGAGCTCAAATGACTTCTGAAGTCTAGAATCACAACCGAAACTATTTCGGCGGTGAGCCAGACGACGGATGGCATTTGCCAGTCGATAAATCGACAGAACCGACTCCACTTTACCTTTTAGGTAAATTGGTTTAACGTCTGCACCAAGGAAGTAATGGGCCCCACAGCTTTCACGAAACGGAGAGTCGTAATGACTCTTTTTACCGTTCAAGCGAAAGCCGTAGAAGTCCATCATTTCTCGGAAGAGCTCAAAGCAAGCCGATGGGAGCAAAACATCGTCCCCATAAGCGCTCACTGTAGAAACATCACAGTGAAGATACTCAGTGCAGCAATACGCAACTGCATAGAATATCAAAGACTCGAGCTGGAAAGTGAAACCGTTCCCCATACTGGAGAACTTGTTCCACTTAAAAGCCCGATTGCCTTGAGTGCCGTAATGAGATCGACAAGCATCCATAACATGGAACCATCGAAAAGGGATTAACTCCTCAACGATGGACAATGAAATGGAATCACTGGCAGACGAGAGATCAATACTCGCTATCAGGTTAGACAAACTACCCTGATAAGCAAGATACTGATTCCGAGACTGCCAGCGCAAGTCGACCCCAACCCGTCGGAGGCGACGTCCAATCATGTCACCTATAGATTTCTGGAACCAAAGATTGATCCCAGGCTCTATAGCAATGACACGGTTAGTTGTAGCATCTTTCGGGACAGTGATCACCTTGTTCCCGGTCTGGAAGGTTGGATAACCCGACAGACGAAGTTGTTTCGCCCAAAGCGGATAAGCTGCCTCAAGCGTCTCAATGGGAAGAAGGTCGTGTAGATCACGCGTAATTCCAGTTTCACACTGGAATTTTCTTGCTGGACTGGCATCCCTACGCTTTATCAACGTAGAGGCGCCAGGGCCCCAGTCTGGCTGTGAGAAGAACTCTTCCACCGAAAATTCGCCCAATATCCTCTCTATTTTTCGTTTGATTGCTGAATGCAACCAGACGGATCGACCGGAAAATTTCGGGTCGTTCAGAGGTGATTTGAAGCGGAGATTCGTTTGCCCACACAAAGTTTCAAACTCATAAAACTTTGTCAACGCAACCTCGTCCAAATCGTAGCTCAGAGTTAAACCCTGATACTTCGATAAGAACTTGGTTGCGGCGTAGGCATCCCGGAACTGACTTATAGAATTATAAGCCAGTGGATCGACTTCGAGTTTAGCCAGCTGTTCATGCTCTCCATTTCTGAGGAGCAAGAGAACTGTCAAAGCCCGAGGACAATCCAGGGAAGAGAGAAACTGCTCACAAACCGAGGAGAACATCCCCTCGGCGACGCGATACTCGACAAGTCCTTTAAGGAACTTGCCACCAAACTTCTTAGAAGACATGGTGGACCTCCGGAGTTAATGCTACGCGCGTACTAAACTTTAGTACACGTTCTCGAACGTAGTGACCGCCACTTCCAGCGGAGAGCCCGTTGCATCTGTTGGGCTCGCGTCGGAAGCGTTGATCGTACGTGCGAACAGAGAGGCGATCGAGCTGTACAGCGTTTGCCGTTCAGCAAGAGTCGATCTTTCTGGTAACATGAACTCCATGATGCACGTGCAGTCGTACGCTTTCGTCGGTGCCGGCTGAATACCGGTCATCGTCGAGGCAGACGTCTGCTCGAGCGTCGGGAGGACGAGTTTCACTGTTACTTTGAAGACTCTGCTCGTCTTGGTAGGCGGGCGGATCGACAAAGTCAGTGTGGAGTAACCGATTGCCACAGCCAAAGGATTCGGCGTAGTGACAGCACGGTTAACCCATTTCGCGACACCTAGGGGAGAAATCCCTTCGGGGCTTAGCGTCTGGTCAACACCGACCGTGGCACTCGTCGTAAGACGGGCTAGCGCATGATCGATGATTCCAGAGATTTTCACTGCCGCGAGAGCGGACATGTGATTATTTGCTCCTTAAGAAACAA